GCCTGCGTAAGCAAGTTCTCCATTTTGGCCTCCTCGGCCCTCTGCTGAGCCTGCGCCTTGGAGCGTTCAATCTCCAACCCGTAGAGTTTGATAGAGAGGTTTCCGATTTCGTTAAGGTAAGCCTTGGACTGAGCCTGTATAACAAGGGCATTAGTCAGTTTGTCAATGGCTACCGTGGCCTTGCCTGCGGCAATCTCCTCTGCGGAGTAGCCCGCCAACTCGTCCTTGAATGCCTGCTTTAACAAGGCGGACGCTTTCAGCCTGTCCTCCATACTGCGGTTTTGGTCGTTTATAACACCCGTAAGGAACTTTAACTTGGTCGTAGAGTTCTCCACGGCAGAGAAAACGCCCTTTTCTGCATCCTCCAAAGCCTGCGCATAGGTAATGTCTTTCTCGGTTTCCTTGTTAGCCTCTTCCTGCGCTTTTCTCTTATTGTGAATCGCCTTTGCTATCTTCGGGAGAATCGTAAGAACAACGAGAAGGGCGGTCTGCCAAGAGAAAACGGAGGTGAGCACTCCCTTCATCGCCATCTGCCAAGAGCCAGTTTCCTGCTGAACTCTCTTGAAGTTATCCACGAAAATCGGGACGTTGTTGGATATAGCGATAAAGAACTGCGACAAAGAGTTCGCCAAGGTCGGCATTTCTCGCAGAACCTGCTGGGTAGCGATATTCAATCCATTGAAAGCCTTGGTATAGTCACCAACCGAAAGGGTATGTTTTCCAGTGGCTTCCTGCATCCCCTTCATTGTGTTCATCAAAGAAAGGGCTTGCGCCTCCCACTTCTTGCCTACTGCCTCGTTGTTGCGCATTTCATCGCCCATTGCGTTGAGTACATTCTTTACGAGGTTGTACTGGGCATAGAGTTTATTGTATGAGCCTGCAAGAGAGCCGTTAGCGGTTTCTCCATTCTTCTTTGCGATAGAGAGTTGTCTGTCGGACTTGAGCAATTCTTCAACATTGACCCCAGTTTCTTTGATGAGGTCTGCGAGGGATTCATAAGACTGGGAAAGATTGATTGTTTCGTTCTTATCCTTGTTCTTGGCATCCTTCATATTCTTCAACTGCTTCTGCACGGAATCAAGGCTCTTGACGAGTTTTTTATTCTCTGCGTGAAGCCTCTCTATCTCGGCTGCGTACTGCGAGGTTGCATCCCTATCGCTTTTGGTGGCTGATGAAGTTCCCGAGAGGGCATCGGCAATTCCCGAAGCCTCTTTCTTTACATCTTTGAGCATAGAGAGAATACTGCTCTCCACTTGCCCGACTTGCGCAATTAGGGCAGCCAGTCCGCTTTGGATGTCCTCTCCAAACAAGTCACTAAACCTAATCGGATTATCCATTTTTATTTCCTCCTATTCCTTATTTTCTTGGTTTCGTTGTACTGCCTCGTAAGCCGTTCAAAGGCGGTGTAGAACTCCATTGTGGTGTATTTCTTTATTCCACCACCGAACTCCTTTGCCATCAATAGGCACATATCCTCAAACTGCTTATCGAAGCGGATTTCCTCGCTTTCTGCGCCAGTGAATCCCTTGGGATTCTGCATTTGGTATATCTTCTCGGTGACCCCTTGGATTTTCGCCTCGTTATTATCACCATTGACTATCTCTCCTATTTGCAGTACTGCTCTCTGCCTCAAAAGGTCTATGTAGTTCTTTTGTGTGGAATCCTCAAAGACCTTCGGGAAGTACTGGAGGAGGTTTTCATCTATCCTGCTCCTAACCTCCATAGCAAGTTCATTAAGTTCCCTCTGCGTTGCCCCATTCAAGAGGTTGTAGAGTTCATCCAAGCCACTATCCGAGAAGTCCGTCCAATCCTTTCCGTCCACACTCTTGACCAAACAAAGGGTTGCTTTGTTGTGAACATCCTGCTCCGTTGCCACCACATAGAGGCATTGGCGCAGGTTCAAAATTTCTTGGTATGCCTTCTTGGTGTCATTCAAGAAGTTAATGATTCTCGTGATGTGTCTATCTATGTCTTGAATAGTGTCCCCAATTCCTCCTTCTACCAATAAATACTTACTATATCTATGAAATTGGGTTACGGGCAAGTCCTCCACACTATCATAGAAGATTACCTTATGTCCGTTTATTTCTTTATTCACCATCTTATGCTTGAACTAAAAAAGGGCACAAAAATCAAATACCACTTCCCTACAAAGATAGCAAGAAGAATGGATAAAATCATTCCCAAATGGAAAGATTGGCAGAACTCACAAGTAAAGAGTTTGTGAAGGAACTCGTTTGGCGCATTGAACTGCAACCATTCGAGAATCCCCCACTTCATAGCCAGTGTCCGTAAAAACATTACGGCAAGTGCCACCAAAAGCACATAACAGACAAACTCTATCATATATCGAAACTTGGGTTGAATGCCAAACTGAATGAGCCATCTCCGATATGGACATCAATGTTCTCAAGGTCATTGATAGGGCTGAAATTCGGAGTGACTACTACCAACTTGTCGGAATAGTTCGCTTTGAAAGAGAAAGACATAGTGTTTCTGTCGGGCTGCGAAAGTCCGTGAAGCACCAAATCCCCCACAAAGAGAGAGCGGATTGGAATGGGCTTGTAGGTATCATCTTCTTTCAAGGCGAGAATCTGCCCATTGCCGTTGAAGAAGTAAACCCCAAGGTCTTTAACCCTTGTGAGCACCTTGAGGGCGGAGATAATATCCTGCGGATAGTGCCTCAATGCAAAGGACATCTTGACTGGGTTGATACCCATAATGGTTTCTATTCCGTCCCTCGTTTCGTTTCCACCTCCAAAGGTCTTTTCGTCCCCTCCTTCCGAGGTCGGGGCTTCCACATAGGGGGTAATCACGAGTTTGGTTTCATCTATCGCTGAAAGGAATCTCGTCCAAGAAGCCTTGTCTTGGATAGGATTAAGGGATGAAAACTCATTGCCTATTCGCTGAAAGGCAATCTTCTGCACTTGCCCATAATTAACCTTGCATTTGAGGTTAGGGATTGCAGGAATGGTTTGTGGACAAATATAAGTCATAGTGATGTTGTTTTTGTTATGCAAGGGATTCTCGCTTCAATCATTCCGTCAATCCTCAATCCTGCGAATGGGGACATTAAGAACTGATTGTTGGTATGTTCGTAGGAGAAATCCGCAAAAACATTCTGCGGTTTCTCGTAAATTCGGTTGATTTGGAGTGTCGGGAATCGGAGTTGATTCAAAACACCCAGTATTTGCCCCTTTATTTCCTCTGTATTGCGTTCATCGGTGGGAAGTGATACTTTCCTCGTATCATACCATATAATGAGCGAAAACGGGCTTTTTACGAGATTTGAGCCTTTGCCCATCTCTTGAGGGTCACGCAGGGTGAAGAATGAGAAGTTGCCCAGTTCCTCGCAGGGCATAATCTGTGTGTACTGCCCCCTGCCATCATAGATATTAGGGGTTGTGTATTTCCTTCCCTTCTTGACTTCTGTGAGGGTTTCGCAAATCCCCAAGGAGTAATCCAACCAAGGGAAGGCATCCGCCAATGCCTCTTGTATCTTCAAAACCTCCTTGTCAAAGAGTTTGGGGTTAGTCTTGTGCTGAACTCTATCCATTTATGTATGCTTTTAGTTGTGTCAATACTGAATTTACCATATCGTCCCTCAATGTTTCAAAACTCTCCTCCGTCAAGCCGAGGGTGTTGCCTTCGGGGTCATAGAGGTCGAAGTAATCCTCAATGTGGGTATCACCTTCAATGCCCCACACTTGGCTCGTGCCCTCCATAAAGTCAATATCTTCCGCAATGGAAGAATCCGTAGTACAGACTATCGCAACGGAATCGGGAGTAACCAATACTCCCATAGAGCGGAACAGTTCTCCCGTTTCGTGTGCGACATATCTCTTGGATGAGGGGATGAAGAAGCCCCAAGCCTCTCGCTTCTCCAGTGTCGAAGGTGCGTAGGTCGGTTTGGGTGTCCCGTCCCTCCATACTTGTTGGTCGTAGTTTTGGTGCTGATTGAGCCATAGCATCCGCTCCTTGGTTTCCTGCATAGAGAAAAACTTTTGGAGATAGCCGTACAAATCCTCACCCAAGTCACCGAGGGTGAGGTCTTGCAACTTGCTATGTAACTCTTTCAGTGTCATATTGAGCCGTAGTGAACTCCTTTGTTGTGGCATCCCATACAAATCGGGTCAAGCCCCTTGGTGTCTATCTCAAGCACCTTGTAGGCTCTCTCCAGTTCTCCGTTAAGCCCTTTGATTCCCTGCCCGTTTCCGCTCAACTCAAACAGAATGTTGTCCCTATCGGCATTCGCCTGCACTCTGTTCACTGCGACCTCTGGATTGAGTGCCAATGCCCTCAAAGCCTCCGTAGCGACCTGCAACTGAATGGCAGTTGCAAAATTGAAACTCTCCGCAAGGATGGCATCCGTCACATCGCAAGCCATAGTGACCATAAAGTTCAAGCCGTAGTTGTTGCCGTAGGTGTAAACATTGTCCTCAATGTCCCAAAGTTCTCCGTTCCAATCGCTCATAGCGACATAGAAAGGCGAAATGGTGAGATATTTGAGCATAAGGCGGTACAACTGAATATCTCCCTTGTTGCAAGTGCCACAAGGCTCTCTGCTCCAGTCCTTGCCGAAGTTGATGCTCTGCATATAATCTGCAAGTGAAGCCTCGTCATAGACTACATACCAACTGCCACCTGCATTGATGGTATCATTGACATAAGGCATAACCCATTCCTCAAGGTCAAACCACATAAAACTACCCTTCTCGGAGGTATATTCTACTTCCTTGGTGGCGATTGGCTCGCTCTGCGAAGAATGGAAAAGGTAGAGTTTCACCGTGCCTACATTGCCAGTGAACTGCATACCAACTTTGTTGAGTGTGGTGGTGATTCCATTGGCTCTTATGGGATTGAACTCAAACCCGACAAGCCTTCCAGTGTTAGGATTCCTGCCTTCCTTCCTGCCTGCTCCGTCAAAGAGTGTCCTTCTGTCCACGAGGTTTCTCGTTTCCATACCCTTGACCTTCTCTCCGATGAATCGGGCAAGTACCTTCTTGATGCCAGTTTCGGTAAGGGCTGCGAGATAATCTTCAAGGAGGTCATATTCCCTCCAACTTGCGGTGTCTGTCAGTTCTGCGGTGTTGTTGTCCACAAGGCTTCTGTAACACTTCCCATTGGACTGCACCTTTACTCCCTTTGCATACTCCGTACCCATCTCGTACAGAGGGTAGCGAGAGAGCAAGTCTTTGGGCATTATGCCCCTCATTGCTCGGAGTGTCAAGAGAGGGTGAGCCTCTTGGAAGTAAAGCCCACTTTCGGACTGCGAAAGGGTATCTGTGTCTTTCCATCCTACCAAGGATGAAAACTTTTCTATTATTTCTCTCAATCTATACATAATGCGACAAAGATAATAAAAAGGGGGTGACAGTCAATCCCTCCACCCCCTAATTCGTTAGTTTATTCCACCTTATTCCTCATCGGGAATAAGAGTGAGAATGTCCTTCAAGATTTGGTCAAGACCCTCAAGCCCTGCTTGATTGCCCTGCGCAGTCACGAACTTTGCGATGGCTGCGGTTACACTTTCTTTAGTAGGTGCTGCCATAATTCTTTCTCTTTAATGGTTATACATCCCCTCCCCTTTCGGGGAAGGGAATTGACTACTCGGATGCGACCTCCTTGGTGTTTACGGGATTGCTCTCGCTATTCACCACAACAACGGGATTTGCGTAGGTGTCACCCTTGACAATCTCGGCTGCGATGATAGGATTAGCCTTGGTTGCGATGGCAGAGTTGTATGCGGTCACGAAGGCAACATCAACGGAGAATCCGTAGTATTCCTTCTTGGCGCAAGTGAGGTCTGCGGTGGCATCCCCTGCGATTGCGCTCTGGTCTCCCACACTCTCGTAGTAGTGAACACCAACGGGGATTCCGATGTAAGGCATCGTAACGATGTCCCACTCGTGTCCGACCTTGGTGGTAGTTCCGAGAACTGCCTCTCTGTCATAGCGGAACAGAATATCCACATTGCCATCCTCAACGGCATAGAAGGTGGCGTACATACCACTTTCGTTGGCGAGGCGGTTGGTGAAGTGGAACTCCTTGCCTGCCCACTCAAGGCTCTTGTCAACGATGTTGTAAGTACCCTTTTCTGCAAGTTTATTGAGGAGAGAGCGAACTCCGTTGTTGCCGATGATGTGAACACGACCATAGTAGTCGTTTGCGTTCATCATAGGCTCAATGTCGGAGAGAATGTCCTCACGGCTTGCCCAAGGAACATCAATCACATCGCCACCTACTGCTTCGGTGTAGATGAGTTTGTCGGCAAACACCTGCGTCTTGGCTGCATCAAGTGCAGTAAGGGCTGCACCATCAAGGGCTGCACCGAGAACACGGGCACACTTGAGGTACTTCTTGGTGATGTCGTTCTGTTTGTCAATCTCGTTGTTGGAGTACATCGCAGGCACTACGGTGAAGCCTACGGCATAGGTGGCGAAGGTTACACCTAC